AAAGATGTTGCGTCCAAATATCTTAGATCGTAACTTCTTCGTCTAGCGGAGCCAAATCGGCTTAAAACAGACCGCGTAAGATTCAAATTCACCGGCCTATATTTCGAGAAAGTAACGTAATCGTCATCGGATTTTCTAATATATGCCGTTCCGGCTATCTTATTCCCTATTACTTCGACAATATTATGCTTTTTCAAATAAACCGTCCCGCCGTCAATCTTCCCAGTTCTGATAAGAACATTGATTGGGATACCGACATCGGAAAATGATGATTCTGATAATTCGCATAATGTCCCGCTGGTTTCGTGTTGAACCAAATCTTTTCCAAGAGCATTAACGTATTTCGTATATTTGAAATATGTTTCGGTATAGGGAGTGGCCGTAATCGTTCCTGTGGCTGGCGTAGTGGTGCCTGCTGTCGTTTGGAATGTGAAGGTTGAGGCATCCACATATGAAATTACTTTTATTCCGTTATACGCAGATTGATTGGCTCCAGCGATGTTTACTGGGTCTCCATCTGTTAAACCATGAGGGGCTGCGGTAATCACGGTCGCTGTAGTTCCCGAGAGTGTTATGCTAGTTACGTTTACAGCGGCACCCAATGTCAGGCTAGACCATTGCGCCCATGCTTTGCTAACCAAATCATAGGCTATCGTAATATTCAAATCTACCAAAGTTAAAATGTAGAATGAATGGCCTGCTATTTTTACTCCGAAGCTATAGATAGTTGCCAAGGTAGACAAGTTAAGAATGCGCTCAATATCTGGAGTGGATATTTGCTGTTCTTGCAATCCCATCATCATGTGAACGCCGCGACCTTTTTGGCGAGTCTGTGATACCCAAAATAATATCCCGTCGAGATTGGCTACCGAATCTCCATTTGCGCAGCCAATAAGATTAAATCCGTTACCGGCAGTGGAAAGCGGGGAGCCTGTTGCGTTACCGGCATCGTAAAAAAATTCTGTTGACCATTCTTTGAACGCGATGACATAGTTTTGAGTTTTAGCTAAAGCCTTTCCTGATCCCGGCTCAATTGCGGCAGTAATGAAGTTCAAAGCATTCCAAGAAAGTGCATTATTAAGATCGGAGCCATAAATAACTGCGCCCTGATCCATGACATAAAATGTCGAATCAAGCCAAACAATGCCTGGAACTGTTTGTCTTCCGCCAACAGCAAAAAGTATGGTGGCTGCTGTAATCGCTCCAGTGGCAGGCGATGCTAAAGTTGTAGCGATGTTATAAGTAAATTGATTGGCAGCAGGAACTCCAGTAATGGTAACTGTGCCGTTATATCCAGCCGGAGTAGCGCCAGCAATAGTTACCTGAGAATTAATTACAAGCCCATGACTAACGCTAGTGGTAGCCGTTGCTACAGTGCCAGAGCTTGTGAGCGCTGAAACTGTAAGTGTGCTTGTGGTCGCCGGAGTTGGAAGGCCAGCGGCAACAGCATAAGTAAATTGATTGGCCGCTGGCACACTAGCGACCTGAACTAATAGATTATATCCAGCTTGAGACGCACCGACTACATTTATCCAGTCATTCACCTTTAGCCCATGAATGGCAAGCGATGTTGTAGCCGTTGCCACAGCGCCAGAGCTAGTTAAACTTGAAAGCTGATAAGGATGATAGCCGGGATAATCTATGTCTGTTATCTGCGTAGACGTAGCAGAAGAAATGGCATACCAAAATGCATCATAAGCATTTTTGAACATGAAACCTTGAGCGCTGGCCGAAGAAGAAGCCGGGCAAAAGGTGTAGGGCAGATTAGCTATGGTGACAGTCATTGATAAAGCCCAGAGTTATATCCTATTGGCGCAGAATATGTAAAAGGAGACGCTCCAAAATTCGCAGTAATAATTAATGTTTCATTAACCACATGTGCCAACCCTACAGCGGAATATATTCCTCCACTCAGTCCATTATATGCGACCCCTTGTGATGCCCCATTCCAATAAAATTGAATTGTTCCTACATCCATATCTAATGCCACACCAATTATATCTCCCGCATTAAATAGTGAACCATATGCTGAAGCAACTCCATTTAATTTTGCCGGATTTGGCACTATATTTCCCGCAACATATGCCCATCCATCTGCAAATGCACCTATCATTACATTCATATTTGATATGGAATTGCAAATTCCTAAAGCGTATATATTTGATGTATTGTTTGTGGGGTTACAGGCTACTATTAAATATTCCCAATACCACTTACCGGATGATTTTGAAATTGTTGATCTTACTGATCCATCGCCGATAGATGCAGTTAAATTACTGCCCGATAACGATACCGAAACACCTTTATGCAGCGGATCAAATGTTGCATATACTTTCGGAATGGCTGGGAAAAAAATTGTTGACCAATTACCATTAGACGGAGAAGGCAGACTATTTGTATTTGCAGATAATGCCCAATAATCTTGAAATCCCACAGAAACATGATCGCCAATAGAATAAGCGGTGCCAGCATTCCAATTGGTTCCAGCAGCAGAAGTATTCAACGACCCAACATCCCCGTTAAACGTATAAATATAATCCGTTCCGCCCAGGCTAAATCCCAATCCGCCTTGGGCTGTTCCTGTTCCTATAGCTACACCGCCTCTCGCGCATGGGCGTTTTCTAACTATTGATTGCGGGGGATTGTTAGGATCATTTACTGGTCCCTTTGTTTCGACATAAGCATTTATTAGGCGGGCATCTTTATTGGCCGGTATTCCTGTGCGAGTTTTAATGTCGGTTGAAAGAGGAAAGCGCGGCATATCAAAGTACGATTGTTTGTTGGAGCACAAAAGATGCGTTATAGGATTTCACTGTATCGCCATTGATAAAATATCCAAGAGAATTCATTGCATAAATTCCGCCCTGTGCTTGACCTGCCGCCGTAGCTAGTGCTGAATTTACTGCGGGACGCTTAAATACGTTTCCTTCATCAATAAACGCATTGAGAAGTTTCGCATCCTTTGAAGCCGTGCCATCACGAGTAATTAAATCAGTTGCAACCGGGATTCTCATTTCAAATTCGTCAATTTATAAGCTGTGCGCAAATAGATAGCGGTCAAGTCATCTATCAGCGCAAGCGTAGCCGCACATTCGGAAAATTTATCTCGGTTCAATTCAATCCATTTCGCCTCTGCGCGGATGTATGATGCCATGTCGGTAGGCTTCATATCTTCAACGGTGAAATCACCGATAAGGCCATATAGCCCTTGGTCAACTTCGATAACTTCATCTATGGCATCTACTACGCCATCATAAAACTCGCCCAATGCAACATACTCTGCATATGCTCCAGTTCCTTTAGCTGCCCAATGCGCACGATGCGATGCGTTTCTGGCAGCGAATACTCTAGCAGCAAGCTGATTGATCGGATGCGGATTCTCTTGCTCGATCTCTGTTTGCTCTTCGGCTTGAGTTTCTGGCGCTTCCTTGGGTGCCGTTTTTGAACTTTTATCCATCCGTGCCTGCAAATCTTGTGGTTTCATTTCTTCACCTTTTTGTCTTTCTTGATACCTTCGCTTGCCAATCGTTTGGCTGTTTCCATTGGAATGCCGCGCTCTTTTGCGACTCTTGGATTGTGAGCAGCTAGACGGAACAATGCATTTTGCTTGAGCGTGTATGGAATTTTTGCCTCCTAGTATCTGCTCGAATACAGTTTGCCGAGTCCATATCCAACAGCAGGAACAGCGGCTCCGTATGCTATCCATTGAGCAAGTTCAGGATCAATACTCCCGGCCTGTTTGTTCATCGGCGCAGCGAATTGGGCTAGTTTGTTTAATTTCCCAAGTCTAGAAATTGGCGCGCCTAGTAAATAATCCGTTGGGTCAAGCGAAATCAATCCGCCTGCAATCGTGGGAGGTTGCAATGGTTCTTCGTATTTGACATCATCGGGTACGTTCATCATTTTTACGGCATGGTCTACGCCATATTTATCCGCAAGTTGTTTCAGTACGTTCCTAGCCATTCCATCTATCATTAGAAGCTCCCCGATAAGAAATTGCCGTAAGAGAATCCGCCACGGTTTGTAGTTACCACTCCGGGCAACGTCATCGTAGGAATGACGTTATTTCTACGGCGGATAATATCCAATGAAGATTTCGCGTATTTAAGCGTAATCGGCGAAAGTTGAACCGATGGATATTGCGGGGACAGTCTGACTGCCAAATTGCTTGTTATGCACTCTTCATAGCCGGGTGGCAAGGAAACCGGAGTAGTAAGATCGGCAAAATTTACGACCTGATTTACAACGCGAAGATTAACAGAGCATCCTGTCACTAAAGGCCAAACATGCAATATTCCGTTTGGCAATTGCGCTTCGTACCATACAAAAGATGTATTGGCTCCAGCGGCAGCTTGATAAATTATTGAGTCCCATAACTGGTTATCAATAACGCGAATCGGGTAATTTATTCCGTTGCGTGTGGCATATGCAGATTCAATTCCGATAGGGCGCTGTGCAATCAATTTGGTCAGTGAGCTTGTTTGCGTAAATGTATGGGTTCCAGATTGCGTGCCTGTGGTTATAATCGCCGCTCCGCCGCTTGTGGCAGATAGTTCAAAGGCATTAGCGGTAAGACCTGTACTGATAACGTAGTATGTCGTTGCAGCAGCCAAACCTGTAGGCAATGCTCCTGTAGTCGCCAAAGTAACTGTGTCTCCTGCAACCAATCCATGCGCAGTAGCGGTGAAGACAGCAGGGTTAGCAATCGTTACAGTGAATGACCCTGTAAGTGCGGGGCCAATATAAAACTGGGGCTCTCCAGTTACGTTCCAACTTAATAAATTTGGGAAATACGCAAATGATTGATCGTTGCTCAAATAATCAAGCAGGCGATTCAAAGAGCGAAGACCATCGTTCAGCATTTGAGTAGATGGAGTATCGCCCTCTGCCAATACGCCTAATTCAGTCAGCGCATCGGTTATGAATTGGGTTGCTGTTATGGTCATTTAACCCTCTTTGGGAAACCGCCCCCGGCGCTTCACAGCGTTAGGGGGCGGGGATTGCTTAAAACACTCGACGCCACCGAATCACACCACCTGCAGTTTGTGTGCTGACAGTGAAAGTGGATTGACCAACCAGATAAACGGTTGTAGTCGCAGCTAAACTTATGCGGAATACCGGAGTAACCGCGTCTTTCCATTCGATAGCGCCAGGCACTACGGCGGCGAAATTGTCCCTTGTGTAAGAGCCATCAGCGCCAAAAGTACCCGTGGTTGTGGATATGCCCACTTGAGTTCCGGTAACACTTGTGGTGCCTGCTGTTTGGAATACTCCGATGCCCTGTACGTCATAATCGCCCGCAGCCAAAGAAACAGAATGCAGGTTTACCGGGGTTGCGGTAGTAAGCGATACAGTAGTTGAAACAACACCCGAAGATGCATATTCGCCAAGTATGCCAGCGGATGCATTGTTATTAGTGGTTGTGCCTTGAATAATGCCTGTTGTGATTACTGGATTTCCGGGATACATAGTTAGCTCACCATATAAGTGTCGTTAGCGGTTCCCGTTACCCTGAAATGAGTAATGGGGGCATTTACAACAACGATCTGCATAGTCGCTGATTGAACGTCAACGAGCGGAGTAAAATATTCCACTCCGCCGTCTGTAGATAATTCAATTAATCGACCTGCCGCCGCAGATTTCAAAGTGATAGACCCCGGCAACTGCATTGTCAGCGGTGCCTTAACTGGAACAGGGGTGCCGCTTGTGATAATTGCTTGCGCAATAATTTGTGTTTGATTTTGTGCCATGAATATCCTTTATGTTCGGTTAATTCAGCTTAAATTCCCCACTCCGAAGAATGGGGAATGAACGCTCAATTAAACATAAAGTCTGGTAATTATTCCCTGGGCATTGGTGATCGTTACAGGAACGGTCGTCAATGTTGCGGGGATAGTGCCAAATGTACCGGCTTGAGCACCAGTGCTGTTCGTTGCGCCAAGAGCGGTTTCCAGATGGCGCAGAGTTGCAGTATTGCCATTGGATTGAATGCCCAAGAAGTAACGACCCGGAATCA